GGCAAGCTGTCCAATAGAAGCGGTTAATGTCTGTACCTGTGAAGTGACTGCCTCACATACAATATCTTTTCCGCGTTCTGCGTATCCAGCGTGACCGCTAACAGTCAATTTTCCCGGTGTCTTTGTTACTGTTATCATTTGCTTTATCCTCCTTAAGAAATCCCTCGAATTCCTCAAAACCGAATTTCTGTGATCCGTCATAGCGTTTTACTTCTTTCCCGTCTTCTAAGAAAACGATCAACGGGATTCTAGCGACTTTATAAAGTCTAGCCAGTGCTGGTTCTCTCTGTGCGTCGATAAAATCAACCTGCCCAGGAAAAGCGGCGGCTAAGTCATCGAAATAATATTCTTTTAAGTGTTTACATGGTCCGCACCAACTGGCCATGAAATACAAAAGCTTTCTTTCTCTTTTTACTTTTCTTTTTGCCATCCTTTTTATTCCTCCGTAAAATTCTTAATGATTTCAGCGGCTTCTTCTCTTTGTTCCGCTGTGTATTCTCTGCTTGCAATTCTGTCTGATAACCACTTATCCCAGTCAACGGCTGGTTCTGTGTGGCATCTGCACCATGGGTGCATGGGCGGGTAATTTGTTCCCTCGCTTGCCTCTGATAGGTTGTATACATTGCCCTCCAGCGCGTCGCAATCACTACATACGCGTTCATCGCCTGCAGTACAATATCTGTATTGGTTAATGCCTACCTCCGCGAAAGCCTCGCTATTTGCACGGTTAAACATTCGCGTTCCCTCTGTATAAAGAAGTCTGTAAGCACTCCTACGAGATACGCCATCAAAACGTTCTCTAATTTGTTTGTTTAACTTATCGTAACTGTCGCCTCTGGCAATACCTTTTGCGATATCGTTGTTGAGATAATCAGCAAGCTTCTGTCTGTTCGCTTGAAGTCGTTTTCCGAAGTCTGTATCTTTAATCAACTTTTCACCAACCTGTTTCATTGTCCTGTTGTCGTATGCGTTGGTCGTAACCATTTTAAATATGCCTTCATAAGTGGAAATTGTGTAGGAGAGAAGATGATCACCTATCAATGCGGTTTCCTCTGACGAAAGCCCTAATTGTTGCTTCATAATTGAAAGCTGTAGCCCCTCCAGACGATTTAGCTTGTAAATAGATTCACGGACAGGCTTTAATGCTGCATGTTCCGGATGTAGCCTAAAAAACTTGTCCACGTCCTCATAAAGCATAGTCGCTTCTTCTTTCGTGAGTCGCTTCATCATTTCGCGGTACTCTAGCACGCCATCTTTGCCATACTTCTGATAGTAGTAGGCTATCTCTTTTTCTAATTTCTTTGATTCACTATCATAAAGGCGGGAAAGCTTTTTCTTTAAAGCTTCCTCGCCTTTTTCTAAGTCTTTTTGTAACTCATTGAGTGTATCTGTGTATTTACTCATTCAGATCACCGCCCGTCCTGTCTGTCGGGTAATCGGTGCTGTAGCTTACCTTGTCGGCTTCTGCGTCAATCTTTTTGATCTCGTCCTTGACGTCGTCCACAATAGACAATGATTTAAGCTGTGTTTCCTTGCTTACCACTCCAGAAAGCTGTGCCGCAATCTGTGCTTCTTCTAACTGATTAGCTGGGATGTTTTGTGTAAACTGATAATCAACGAATAACCAGTCGTCCGCTTTAGCTTCCGTTACTGGATTACTACAGATCAATCTATAACGGCGGTTCATAGCCCCGATGAATTTGTTCTGTTTCATCTTAGCTAAGTTCGACATTGCTAAAAGTTTGTACTTTAAAGCAATACCAGAAGAAGCCCCGAAGTTTTCATCACTGATATTTGCAACCATTGAAATTTGAAAAATGTCTGTTCTTAATCGGTCAATGAGATTTTCTTGTGTCTCGTCGCCGTTTGGCTTGTCCATGAACTCAACAACAAGCTTTCCATCCTCGATACCGTCAAAGTTGATAATACGGTCATCTCTGATTGTCTGTAGGTCCTCACGTTCTAACTTAGCCCCTAAGATCTTCAAGTATGCGTCCGCGAAATAATCAACATCATTCGCCTTTTCTGAGATTGCCTTGTTGCATGCATTAATCAATGACATAACTGGTTCAAATAATCCCGTTCTTTCCGCATTTTCTAAGAATTCTGTAGCTGGTACTCCGTCGAATCCGTGCATTTTTTCGTATTCGTCGAACTTGATACCGCCATCATGTTTGAAATAGCGGACTGTTTCACTATCAGAAATTGATCCGCGCTTTACATTGTGATTATCTGTATAAAGCCTTACGAAATAACGAGGCTGTGGGATAATGCTTTCATTATAGATAATAAAGGCATTCATAGGAGAGAGTACTGTAGAAGCAACTTCTCCCATCTCGTCCACGTAATACATTTCATAGGCTGATCCGAAGATATCGCATGTTTTAGCGATTTCTGCGTTCTGGTCATCCATTGAATTGTATCTGTCATATCTTTGTAAAAATTCGTTTATACGTTCATCCGTTGAAGTAATCTTAATCGGAATCCCGCAAAAGAAGCCGTTCATAGTATCCACAATATATTTAGCAAAGTTTGTGGCTAGGCGGTTGTCCGGCTTATATGCCTTTTTCTTAGCCTGGTGAAAGATAGCATAGTCTGTTTGGTATGCATCATCTAAGTATTTATAATGTGACTGTACCAGCAGTTCATGCTGGCGGATGTATTCCGCAAGTAGTGCTGGTGTCATAATTTCATCGTCGGCAATTCGGAAGATCTTATCTTCTGCCTTGATGATCTTTTTGAAATAGTTTTTTCTTTTCATCTTTATAATCCCTCCCGAATTCTATTCCTGTGAGTTGTTCCTTTTTCCATCTGTCTAATAAGCGACGCTGCACTATCCGGGCAGTCGTCGTGTTCCGCGTTCTCTGTATAGTCAAGAATCTGATTTATATAGTCGCGGTCCGTTTCCTCCAACCAATAAATGTATTTCCACTCACGGCGTAAGTAAGTGGAAATCTTAACATATTTGTTTTGTTTTTCCTGGTAAAGCTTTGGGAACATTCCGCGCTTTTGTAATTCCTTAGCAAGATAGCCCTTGTCAGCGTTCTTTTCGTTCCATACAGTCCCGGCTTTAAAGCGTTCCTGTAATACCTAGATCTCTGCTAGGCAATCGTCAACATGCTTCTGCCACGTCTTGCCCAATGCGTAAATTGTTCCGTTTGGTTCCTTTTTCATGATTGTATATGCGGTCCAGTCAGCCCCACCGTAGCTGGCGTCTATGTGAGATACGCCTTCATAAAGGAGTGTTTCATCGTTGCAATAATTAGGCTTGCCGAACAATGCCTTGTCAGAAGCTATATGTTTCAATTCGTAGTTAGCAGCAAATAATGATGGGTCCATGCTTTCGCGTAGATCCCTTAATTTTTCCGCCGTAATAAGCCCTGTAGAATAACAGTCGTAGAATTTCTTATTTGGCATAAGTTCGCTGATAGCGTCCTGTTTATGCCAAGGTGTGCACGTATTAAAAATACGTCCGCCCCTATTCTTAATGTTCTGCAACTCTTGGTATTGTATCTTTGTTCTGTTTCGTTCTGCCTGTGATGTTCTGTCTTGCACATTGACAATATCGTCTGTGAATATATAGTCGCTGTGCTTACCTGTTAAAGATGTATGAATACCGAGACATATAAGCTGCGGTGTTCCTTTTGTTCCGGTGTTTAAGTTCGTGTCTATCTGATAGCTGTTAGATGTAACAACTAGGTCCACGCCGTATATCTCTTTTACTATGTAAGAAAAAAGATCACTATGCAAAATCTTGTCTGTTTGCTTAGCAATCTCTACTACGTCTGTATCTGTTTTTCTTATGAATATTGTTGTTTTGTTTGGTTTTAAGACAATGATCAATGCAAGTGCAAAAGATACACATGTCGTTTTGTATGACCCACGATGGGCCAGAAGCGTTTCATCGTCTTCTTGCTGCCAGACCATATCTTTTATCCATTCGTTATGTAAGTCGGTTAAAAGGCTAAATCCCAATAAACGCGCATATTTGACGGGATTCTCTTTTAACGACTTAACGAGTTTATCGTTCATCGTTATCATCCCTCCCGTTTAGTCTGTTTTATCTACTGTTAATCATCACCCTTTAAAATAGCTTCTACTTTCATAGCTGTATCGCTGATTGGGGTAGTAATACTAACATCCTGTTCACGTTTA